GGTATGATTGCGGCAGGTAATATATCCGAAGAAGAAGAATTGGATAAATTAGCTGATTTAGCTATTGAAAGTTTAGACGTTTACCTATATAATGTAGGATGTGTTGAGAAAACAGGTGAATCATATAAGGAACAATATAACAATTATTGTAAGTTCCAAAAGATGAACCCCCATACTCCGGCAATGATGATTAACCTAGGCATCGACGAAACGGTGTTTAAAAACTTTATGGATGAAATCTTATTTCCAGAAATCGAATGATAGAAATGTTAGAACAACAAACAGAAGAGACATTAACCGATGCTCTAATTATTACTAAGAGATTTAGATCGCCAAATGAATTTTCTCTCTACATTGAAGAAAAAGTATTACAAGATTCAATTGGATACATGGATGCAGTAATTGCGTATTGTAACGATATTGATATAGATGTTGAAGCAGTTACAAAATTGATAAATCAATCTCTTAAAGATAAAATTCAAAACGAAGCTGAAGATCAAAACTATATGAGACCAAGGGGCAAATTGCCGCTATGATAATGGATGAATTTTCAGTTTACAAAATGTATATTGCTTTAAAGCTACACTTTACTACAGATGCATATGATGTAATTAAACAAAAAGGCAGGGTACGCGCGAGCCGACAAGCGTTTGCTAAAAGAACAGATTTGTTCTCAATTAGAAAAATATCAAAAAATTATTCTGACGAAGAAGTTGCTAATTTTTTAGTCGCTAATTTTGTGTCAGGTGATCGTTGGGGTGGAATGTTTGATTCTGAAGCAGGACAACGATACCAGATGTGGAAGAAGAAAATTGAGAGTTTGTCTTATAATTTCATACAAGATTTGGACAATTTAATTCAGGAAATGGATGATTCTGGATTAAAAATTAAAGATATTTTCACCGTGTCTAAAGGACAACATCCATATATAATAAAAGCATTTTTGAGAAAAACTATTAGTCTGGAGACATTAGTGATTCTTGAGAAACTTAATGGGTTTGTTGAAACTTATGATAAAGAAATCAGTGACACTGTAGTGTGGCCTGATGTATCTAGACTTATTAAAAAATATAAACCGTTTCTAATTTTAGACCTGGAAAAATACGATGCAATCTTTAGACGCAGAATTAGTGCAATCTAATAAAAAAATTAAAAAGCTTGAAGAAAATATAACAATGCTACAAGAAGTAATTTCACAACAACAGGAAACGATGTTGGAAACCCAGAGATATTTAATTAAACTTGCTCACGGGCAACAAGAATTAAGTAAAAGAGTTTTGTCTTGGCCGTATGTCAGAATCCAGGCAAAACGAACAAAAGATGTTTAAATTTATGGAGATTTTTATTTTTTAAAATGAATAAAACTAAGAAAAGCGATTGGTACGATCGCGAGAAAAAGATACGCCGAGTTGAAAAGGGTACCTCAAAAATTGACAAACATCGAAAGATTATATATAATGTAGCATCATTGCAAAAAGACGATGATGTGTTTGATGAATTTCTAGATTATGCATACGTTAATCAAAAAAATAAACGACGTTAATACTACGCTTATACTACGCCAATACGAAAGGAAATATTATGGCTTATACTTCACTATCTGATCTACGCAAATCTCGCGGTGGCTTCGATTCATTAATGAAAGAAGTTGAAAAGATCGCAAATCCCCAATCCGAATCTAACAATCGCAACGACGATCGCTTCTGGCAACCTGAGGTTGACAAGGCAGGCAACGGCTATGCGGTTATTCGTTTCTTAGCTCCACCAAAGGGCGAGGAACTACCTTGGGTTCGTATTTGGAATCACGGCTTTCAGGGACCTACAGGTAAATGGTACATTGAGAATTCTTTGACCACTATCGGTAAACAAGATCCAGTATCAGAACTTAATACTGAATTGTGGAACTCAGGTTCAGAAGCAAATAAAGAAGTTGCTCGCAAACAAAAACGCAAGCTAACATACTACACTAACATTCTTGTTGTTCAAGATTCTAAGCATCCTGAAAATGAAGGCAAGGTGTTCTTGTTTAAATTCGGTAAGAAAATCTTTGATAAGATTAAAGATGTAGCCGAGCCACAATTTGAAGATGAGAAACCACTTAACCCGTTTGATTTCTGGGAAGGTGCAAACTTCAAGTTGAAGATTCGCAATGTTGAAGGTTATCGCAATTACGATAAATCAGAGTTTGATGCACCTAGTGCTATTTCAAATGACGATGCCGCAATTGAAACAATCTGGAATAAACAACATTCCTTAACAGCATTCCTTGATGCTAAAAACTTCAAGTCATATGATGATCTGAAAAAGAAACTTTCTATGGTTCTTTCTGCAGGTGCGCCTCCAGTAAAACCAGCAGAAGATGTTTCGCTAGATGAAGAAAGTTCATTTAAACCACAAGCATCGCGTGCGGCGGTTCCTACTCCTAAAAAGGATGTAGACTTTGATAACGATGACGAATCATTATCATACTTCGCAAAACTTGCAAGCGATGATTAATCGGAGAATTCTATGAAATTCAGTAAATCTTTAATTGCCTTTTTAGCTGCTTTAGCAATGGCCCATTCTGGGTATGCAGCAGAGGATAAACCTGCAGAAAAAAAGAAGGAACCGGTGAAGACGCAGAAGGCGAAAGCACCGGAACCAACAGCAACTCCAGGGGTTCGCAAAATTGAAAAGAAACCTAAAGAGGATAAGCCTGCAGACGCAGGAACTGATAAGCCGGCAAAACCAAAGGTTAAACGACCTGAAGAATTAAAGGCTGAACAAGAAGCTAAGAAGTAAAAGAAAAGCCCGGGAGACCGGGCTTTTTTATTGTATTAATTTGTGTAACTACTTCGTTTATCCTGCCACCTAATCATTGAATTTGATATTGAATTAGGACTAGGCGGATTTGTTATCATTGTTTGTTCTGTATTGTTTATAGTCTGTTTGGATATAATAGGCGCTATCATTTGTGTAGGCTTTTCCCCAATATTAAACATTTTAAACTCTGTATTTTTATCTGTTACTTGCTCTAAAATTTTACCAACATTATTTTCTGTAGATTTTGGAGTAACTGCTGGTATTTTTGGGCTTGTATTTTTATTCGGATACGTTCGTTGAAGTTCTATTTGTCGTTGCATCCATTCCGATGCTTCTTCTTCTTTGGTTTTCTGAACTGGTAATGTTTTTAAATAGTCTTCTTTACCTATACCAAACATTTTAGTATACCAAGGGGCATCTTTAAGTTTATCTTTTTGTGTTTCCTGTTGTTCATTTAAAAATGTGTTTATGTTTTTTAATTCTTTTGTAGAAATTTTCTTTTGTGTATTGCTCGATGTATTTTCCTTTGCGGGCACCACCTCCTCGCCCGAACTTAATGATTCTTTTGTAGAAATTTTCTTTTGTGTATTGCTCGATGTATTTTCCTTTGCGGGCACCACCTCCTTGTCTGAACTTAATGATTCTTTTGGTGTATCCGGCCCGATTATTTTCTCCCGAATTGCCTTGACGCCAGCATTATTTGCATTTGCTATAGCGTCTTTAGACTCGTCGCCCGTTTCCACAGGTTCGTCACCAGCAGTAGAAAGCCCATACCCAAGGACTGCCGTCCCCGCTAAACCTGGCAAGATTCCTCTACTTGGTACCTTGGGAGGTATGCCTGGTTTCTTTTTACCATCTTTATCCACATCTGGAACAATGGACCCCAAATTTCCCATACCTCCTATAATTTCACCTAATTTTCTCGCAATTGCTTCTGCAAGTTTTTCTCGATCTTCCTGCTTAGCTTCTTCATTATTGGGTTCTATGCCGCCAGACAATTTAGTTGCGTTGTTTTGATCTGTTATTAATTTTTTAATAGCAATTGCTTCACCTAGTAATTGCTTTTGGGATTTATCATCTCGCAAATCAATTAATACCGCAACCATATCTGCTAAAATTTTGTTTTGATTGGGCAACTCTTTAGGTTGATCTGTTTCTAATGGATCTTTATTTTCAACCGTGGCAGTTGTATTGTCTGCTGGTTTAATGGTTTCAACAGTATCTTCAATATCGGAAATAGTTGGTTTCTCAACATTTGCAGGCATCTCGGATTTGCCTATTAGACGTTCTGCAAAACTATTAGTAGTAAATGTAGATACAAATCCCTTCGCAAAATCTTTAAGATCGGCTTTTAGATCTACTCCAAGATTTCTAAATTCTGGAGTTTTTTCTTTAGTATCTTTTTTATCTGTTTTAACACCTGCTCGTTTTTCAAGCGCAATGGCAAGATCCAAAATAGACATATTAAGGTTTTTAACATCCTTAGATGTTTCCTTCATCCTTTCAGCTAGTTCTACAAAGGGACTTTTTTCGCCCTCTATAATTGTGGACAATCTATCCATAGGATCTTGTATTGCGTTTGCCATTATACAGGTCTTCTAACGATTGGTTTAGGTGCTGCTGTAGGTGCGCCAAAACCTATGTCGGCGGGCGCAGAATCAAAACTTCCGCCAAACGAATTTGAAGGAGCAGCTGCGGTTGTTACCGGTGCCGAATTAAATCCACCGCCGAAAGAACTAGGAGCAGGAGGTGCGCTGCTTAACTCTGGAGTCGGAACACTCGTTGAAATATTGGCCGCCCCTGCAACTTTTTCTTGTGTTCTACCATAAGCAGAAACACCTAATACTGCACCCATAGCCACGTGAAATAATCCGCCGCCTTGTAGTGTAATTGGGACCCATTGTCTAAATGCGTCATTTGCAGCTTGAACTTCCCAGAACTGTACAACAGTAAACATAATTGGGAATAAAGCAAAATCGAATAAACAGCAAGTCATATACATCATTGCCATCATTGGACGCCATTTTTTGGTCATCCAATCTTCATCGGGTTTTTTCTCTGCTTTTTCTACTACAACTTCTTCAGTTTTATTTTTACCAAACATATTAACTCCTTGCTTTTTTAGCTTTTATTTTTTCATTCTCTTCATTAATATAGTTTACTAACAATGCTACGTAAATTTCTCTTTCCCACGGTAACATATTTTCGATTTCTGTTAATGAGTATTTATGATGCTGCATCAACGAAAAATTCAATTGAAAATAGTTAACTAAACTTTCGTGAGAAAGAGTTAGACGAAAAAATTTTGTAGACCCTCTAAATCCACTTCATTATGTTTTTTGCAACTTGGACAATCTACTTCAATATGCTGTACTATTTTTGGAATATTTCTAAAAAATTCCTCAAGTTTATCAAATTGTTGTTTAGTGAATGAACTAATAAACGAACTTAGTTCTTCATTTGTATAAGATGTTTTATCGAAATAGTCATCTTTTGTAAAAACTGCATCTACACAATCTGTTATTAATTCTACAACACGAGTACTGTTTGCATTGTCTCGTATATCTAACATTTCCTCAAACTTGGGATATCTTAATACTACCCCTACATCTTCAGTCAACATTACTTTATTTGTTGATTTATCATCTTTAACAACTTTTAAATTTGTTATATCCAAAGTATAATCTATTTTTGTGCCACAATC